CGTTTCAGGACTCCCATACATCACGCCGATTTTCTCGCGAATCTGATTCGTAAAGATACAAATACATTTGGTTTTATTGACTACTGCGGTTAGCCGACGCATCGCTTGCGACATTAACCGGGCTTGCGCCCCGACTGTTGCATCACCCATCTGACCTTCTAATTCCGCTTTAGTTGTCAACGCCGCCACCGAATCGAGCACGATTACATCAATCGAATTCGACCGGATAAGCGTCTCCATTATATTCAACGCATCTTCGCCGGAATCGGGCTGGGAAACGAGCAAGTCGTCTAGTTTTACACCAACTGTTCGTGCATATTTCGGGTCAAGCGCGTGCTCCACATCGATAAAGGCGGCTAACCCACCCAATTTTTGGGCTTGGGCGATTACACTTAAACAAAACGTCGTTTTACCTGATGATTCCGGCCCGTAAATTTCAATAATCCGCCCTTTGGGCAATCCGCCACCGCCAAGTGCCAAATCAATTAACAACGAACCTGTGCTCAAGCAATCCACCGCCATCTTCTGATTACTCCCTAGGCGCATGATCGAGCCCTCCCCAAACTGCTTGGTGATACTCGACACCGCTAACTCGATATTCTTCTCACGACTCACACTTGCTGAACCAATCACACGAGAAGGAAGCGCTTTAGACATAGGAGGTTAGGACAGTTTAGGCTGACTTTAAGGAAGAAAAACGACGGCGCACAACGCCCCGCCAACTAAGGCGGCCCAAACCCTGACCAAGCCCCCAGCACCCGCAAGAAAGAACTCAATAATCCAACGGCCTCGAAACGGCTCGATAAACTTCCTTAAGTCGTTAATCATAAATGATAAAAATAAACCTCCTCTCCACCAACGGGTTCCGAGGTGAAAACAATAACGCACCCGCCCCGCACTCGGTTTCACGAGAGAAGCTAAATACTGCTTCCTTATAAAACTGAACCAAAGCCTCACACTGCTTTGCGCAGCCTAGACCTTAGTAAGGGCACGGGCAGCAGCTCGGAGGCAAAAAAAGCACTACGAGCACCTCGCTTTCGCCCGCATCGAGCTCGGGCTTTTGCTGCCAGAGCGAGAGCTTCTGGCCATGACACCCGCTGAGTAGCGGGCGCACGCCCAAGCTCTCCGACGCCGAGCAAGCCGCCCTGTAAAGGACGATTAACAAAGCGGCCACACTGGCCAAGGCCGTGCAAAGCCGAAGCAGCAAAGGGCACCGACGCGCGTGGGACGGTCGGCTGCGGCGACCGAGTTAGTGGACGTCAAGCAGACCGGCTGGCGCGGTAAGAAATACAGGCGTAGGACAAAACTCAAAAACGGCGGCGAGTCGCATGGAGTGCGTGCCAGCAAGTATGCGCACCTAAAAGAGCACGGCGGTAACTTTGGCCGCTTCGACAAGAAGACACGCGTGCGCGGCTATCCACTCTTCGTCGATGCGGTCAACAGTCGCCAGTCCAAGTTCGTCGAGAAAGCCTTCGCCAAAGGCCAAGCCAAGTCCCGCGCACTGGCCAAGAAGCTAATCACCCAAGGGCGCGTCTAGCGGGTCAAAACCCAGAGCAAAACCGCCGCACACCAGAGCAGGCCAAAGGCCACAAGCCCCAGCATTATCCCCACAAAAGCCCAACCTAGGAAGTCCACCATCACTTTCCTCCCAGCCAGAATAGAAAGACTAAGCCGCCCAAAGTGGCTCGTCGATGGAAGAGATCGGTAGGGCCGTGTTTAAGCTCACCAAGAGCACTCAAGAGGTAGCCAACGGAAACAAAGGGCTCTTCCGAACGCTTCGCCCGCCTTGGCATCGATATCAACCGCCTAAAGGCCCTCGCCCTTGAGCGGCAAATAGAGCGGTTGGGCCGGGTAGCCACAGAAGCCGCTACCGCGCAACTCTGGCTAAAGGGCTCTCCAAAATGGATGGATAACGCCAAGGCACTGCTTGAGCAAAACCCCAAGCTTCCCGTTGCAAAGCTCGTCGCGGAGTATGAGTAACTCCAAGCCCGCCTCGTCGACGAGAAGCGCACCAAGGCTAGCGGCGAGAGCGGGGCGTGCTTCCCGTCTGATTTCCGTGTGCATCGTAGTGATACAGGCGGCCTCCGCGCTCACGTGAGAACCCCGTCCGGTTACCATACACGTCGTAGTGGTAGAGCCGCTCGCCATGCTGCCGGGTGTAGCCAATCAGGTTGCCGTAAGCATCGTAGTGATACAGTCGTGTGTTGCGCTGCGCTATAGGGGCCGCACTGCGGCCTTTCGTTGGCGTGCCGGGCTGTAGGAGGCAGCCATTAAGAAGCAGCGCGGCTAGGCAGCCAGTCAGGAGTATTAGGCGGGGAGTAGTCATAGTCGCCAGCAACTCGACTTATTACGCCCACTATGACGCGTGTGCACGCAAATGCATTACCTCACTCATACTGCCTATCCGCTGTTTTTTTTGAGAGCTGAAGAAAGGCGCGCCCTTGCGCACACCGGACGGCACACTGGGGCAGCAAATCGTAGGTTGGCACCGGCAACTAGTCGGCATCTCCCAAATCGACGGGAGTCATGCTGGGAGCACAAACGAACGCGAACAGTGAGGGATTCGCCCACCACCACACATGACTGCCTCAACCTGCTATCTGCTAAGTGACTTGGGCCCGGCCACATCAAGTATGCGCCGAGCCTTACGTGGGATCACAACGCAGTTGAGTTTGGGTTACTAGGGAGGGCCCCTGCCTCCTCAATCCCTTAACGCGGACTAGCTCCCCTTGAAGCCGTGATTAAAAACGAAATTAAAACCCCTCCCCCTCCCCCCGATCCTCTACGGTGGGTGGGGTTCGAACCCACGACCGACGGTTTAGAAAACCTCTACACTTGCTCTAATTATCAATTACTTACAAAAAAATATAGCAAATGTATAGCAGTTTCTCCCCTTGAGGGGCGCGCGGGGCTTGCAAGACTTCGCCGCGCGGGGCTAGCGCGAGCATCTGGCGGGTTTTTTGGAGTGGTCGGCACTAGCAGCGGCGCGGCCCTCAGCAGAAAGGAGGGCACTTGCCATGCGTGAGTTTGGTCAAGTCCCTTCCTCGCTGTGGTTGCGCGAGGATCTGTCGTTTCATGCTAAGGCCCTCTACGCGTACTTGCTGAGTAGTCCGCATGCTAATTTTCTAGGCTGCTTTTTGTGTCGGGAGGGCTACGTCGTCGCCGACACTGGCATGAGTAGGGCCGCGCTGCGGCGGGGGCTAGCCCAGCTCGAAGCGGCGGGGCTCGCCTACTGGCTGGGGCCCTGTGTTTACCTGCCGGGCCAAGTCGCCGCGCATGCGGCGCGCAACGAGTCGGTAGTGGCCGCGCGGCTAGGGTGTTGGCGCGAGTTGCCAGATGGCGGGGCAAAGGCGCGGGTGGCCTCAGAGCTGCTCGCCCACTACGATAAGCTCAATGAGAGGCAGCGCGGGGAGTTGAGTGCTTACGTGCGTGGCGCGGCGCAGGGGGCGCGTCCCACTCGTGCGCACACTGAGCAGGACATTAATGCAGACATTAAACCCGACATTAATGCGGACATTAATGCGGACACTGATGCGGACATAAAAAGGACAGATAGTAGAGAGAGGATAGTAAGGAATACCCCCCATAGCCCCCCACCGGCTCCGGCGGCTACGCCCCCTTCGCCTCTCGGGGGGCGGCGCGCTCCTTTTTTGGCTCCTGTTTTTCCCGAACCGGCCAAGGCTCCTGCGAGTGCCCCGCCGAACTTGGTGACGGCGATTTTGGTGGTGACGGGCAATGACCCTGCCAAGGCCACGGGCCCCTTGTTGCGCGCGGCCAAAAAGTCGGTTGCCGCCGTGCTGGCGGTCGAGCCGGACTTGTCGGCTGAGTCGCTGGCCGCCGCAAGCGAGGCGTATCGGCAAAAATATCGTGATTGCGTGATTAGCCCTCGGGCCTTGGCGCGAAATTGGTCAAACGTGACAGGCCAAAGCCCTCCGCGCCGCGCCGCTGCGTGCGGCGGTGCCCAAAAGCTCGACCCGTATTGTGCGCCGCCGCCCCAGTGGCGCGAAGTCTTAGCTCGGCTGCATAATCTTGATTTAGCGGCCCTTGAGGGCCGCGAGTGGGACGCCCTAGGCACTGATTTGCGCAAGGGCGTGCTTGCCGAGCTCGCTCGCGAGAGTGCCCCCCGAGAGGAGGCGTCTTGTGGTCGCTGAGTCGGCCAGCCGCGCCCGCGTTTTGGCCGAGCTGCCGCACAGCGCGGAGGCTGAGGCGCATGTCTTGGCGTGTTGCCTGATCGACGGTGCCAGTGCCGAGACGATTTCCTTGTGCGTGTCGCGCGGGCTTGGGCCCGCCGCGTTTTACGATGCGGGCTATCGGCTACTTTACGAACGCATGGTCGGCCTCTACGAGCGCAGCGGTCAAGTGGACTTGGCCGTGTTAGTCGAGGAGCTGCGCAAGAAGGGCGAGCTGGATAGGGTGGGCGGGGTTTCCGGGGTCTCGGCCCTGACGATGGCGATCCCCACCACTGCGCAGGCCGCCTACTTCGTCGAGCGCGTGGCCGAGCTCTTCCTGCTGCGCGAGCTGATTCGCGTGGCCGACTCGACCCGCCACAAGTGCCTCAGTCACGACAGCGGCGAGGCGTGCGCGGTTTCCCAGCTCGTGGATCAGATCGAGCACGACCTATTTGAAGTCTCGCAACAGCGCATTCGTGGGGCTGCGCCCACCTCGTTTAAGGCGCATGTCGAGGAGAGTATGGCCGTCTTCGCGCAGATGCAGGCGCGCAAGTTCTCGGTGACGGGCGTTCGCAGCGGCTTTCGCGACCTTGATGCGCTGACCTACGGCTTCCAGCCCGGCGAGATGGTCGTCCTAGCGGCGCGGCCATCAATGGGCAAGACCGCGCTCGCGCTCAACTTTGCCGAAGCCGCCGCGCTGCCCCCCGCGCGCGAGCGAGTCGCGCCGGTGCCGGTGCTCATCTTCTCCCTAGAGATGAGTGCGCAGCAGCTCGCCCAGCGCATGCTCTGCGCCCGCGCTCGGGTAAACATGCACCACCTGCGCGAAGGCTTCATCGCCAAGGACAGCGTGCAACAAGCGGCCCTGCAAAGTGCCGCCGAAGAGCTTAAAAAAGCCCCCCTCTTTATCGACGACAGTAGCCAACTCTCGGTGATGGAGCTACGGGCCAAGGCCCGCCGCGTGCACCAGAAAACGCCCCTAGGCCTCATCCTCGTCGATTACCTGCAACTGATGAGCCCTAGCGACCCGCGCGCCCCCCGCGAGCAACAAGTCGCCGAGTGCAGCCGTGGGCTCAAAGCCCTCGCTAAGGAACTGCACGTGCCCGTCATCGTGCTTAGCCAGCTAAACCGCGCGGCCGAGCGCGACGGCCGCCCCGCGCGCCTCTCCGACCTGCGCGAGAGCGGTGCCATCGAGCAAGACGCCGACCTAGTGCTCCTCCTAGGCCGCCCCCCCGCTCCAGAGGGAGCCCGTGCGGCGGCTGCGCAGGCAGTCCCGCCCCCCGCCGAGCTGACGATTGCCAAGCACCGCAACGGCCCCGTCGGCGAGCTCAAGCTTACCTTCCTAAAAGAACTCACCCGCTTCGAGAACTACCACGCCTAAACGCTCCGTGTGTGTGCCTGTGTGTGTGTGTCGCCCCTGCCTTCCCCCTTCCCCCCGTAGTAATAACAATAACAATAAACCCAATACTAATAATGAACAACGATGATTTAGTAACGGAGCTAGTGACTCTGCGAAAAGAGTATGGTCGCCTCGCGGATGACATTTACCAGATGGACTCTCATCTATCTAAAGTGCGCGATAGATTGCGTCTTGTAATGGATGAGATTGGGTTTGAGCATGACTATCTCGAAGTGGTTAAGCAGTTTGAAGATAGGCTTCTGGAGCTTGAAAATAGACTATTTGTAGAGACACTCAGAAAGCCTAAGCCCCTGACAGAAGAAGGAGGTGCGAAATGACACCGCCTGCCGCCGCCGCGCCCGCTCGCCCCGCGCGCGGGCAGCTTAGCGAAAGGCTCCTTCAAGAACTGGTCAGTGACTATTATTTAGCCCAAGTCGCGCAGACCCGCCTTGATTATATCCCCTCGCACAAGGAAGGGCTCATTACGACCCCCCTTGAGTATAAAGACGGCGCGCCGATAGAAGTCGAAGTCAGTGCCGCAGTCGCCGAAGGCGTCCTACGCCTCTGCGACCTCGGCGCGGTAAATGAATACCTAGGCCACTGCGACCAACGCTATCCTAGGAAAATCGTGGATGCCCTACACCGCTCTATAGAGCACCTATGCGAGCCCGAAGGAGTCATGTTAGATAGCTGCGAAGGCCTCTATTTATACACCCCCGCCGGGCGATATGTAGAGTATTTACACCGCTTTATAATGACCCTCGTGCGCATCGATGCGCTGTTTCGCGCGTTTTTCTTAGACGCAGAACTCGCGCAGGAAGGAGAGCGTTAAATGAATGCCTACCTCCCCTCTTGTGCCCTGCGCTGGTGCACGAGCTCGGCCATAATCGCGTCGAGCTTCGCGTCGAGCCTATCTTGGCGTGCCATCAGCGCATCGATGCGCGAATCTATCTTCGCATCGAGCTTATCCATACGCTCATTGAGCTTATCGATGCGCGCAGTGTTTGCCGCAATCGCGGCATCGAAGCGAGTGGTCGTTGCGGTGAGTGCTCCATCGAAGCGAGCGGTCGTTGCGGTGAGTGCTCCATCGATGCGAGCGGAGGAGGAGGCTCCCGTGGCGACCTATAGGCCCCCCTCGCTCTTTGGCGGTGCCCCCCGTGCCCCTATCAAAAGCCCGCGCCCGCGCGACGCCTCAGGCAAGCCCCTGCCCCCGCTGGAGACCCGCCGCGAGTCGGCCAGTAAGCGCGACCCTCGTGCGCATCGATGGGCGCAGTGCCGCCGCCGCCTCCTCGCGCAAAACCCCCTCTGCGCGAGTTGCCAAAAAAAAGGCCTGCTCATCCCCGCGACCCTCGTCGACCACATCGATGCGCTGTTTCGCGCGTTTTTCTTAGACGCAGAACTCGCGCAGGAAGGAGGGCGTTGTGGCGACCTATAGGCCCCCCTCGCTCTTTGGCGGTGCCCCCCGCGCCCCTATCAAAAGCCCGCGCCCGCGCGACGCCTCAGGCAAGCCCCTGCCCCCGCTGGAGACCCGCCGCGAGTCGGCCAGTAAGCGCGGCTACGGCCACCGCTGGGCGCAGTGCCGCCGCCGCCTCCTCGCGCAAAATCCCCTCTGCGCGAGTTGCCAAAAAAAAGGCCTGCTCATCCCCGCGACCCTCGTCGACCACATCGAGCCGGTGCAAAGCTGCGCCGACCCGAAATTCTACGCGCTCTCGAACCTCCAGCCCCTGTGCCGCGCCTGCCACGCAAAGAAGACCTGGGCCGACACCCACGCGGGCAAGAACCGGCGGGCACTGCCCGCAGGCACCGCGCCGCAGGGCCCTAGGCCTTCGCCCCCCGCCCCCACCATAACCCTCTACTATGCCTAACCGCGACTACTGCCCGCTCCTACGCCCCGCGCGCAGCTCGGCCATGAGCGCGTCGAAGCGCGCATCAATCTTCGCATCGAGCCTATCCATGCGGGCATTCATCGCGCGGCTCTCGGCCTTTATTTCTGCCATAGCCTCGTCGATACGGCTGTCGAGCTTATCAATGCGGCTGTCGAGCTTATCAATGCGGCTGTCGAGCTTGTCGATACGCGCGTTGAGCGTCGTATCGAGCTTATCGATACGCGCGTTGAGCGTCGTATCTAGTTTGCTGACCTGCTCGTCAGTGCGAACGGCATTTGACGTAATGATAGGCACTAGCAGGGCTGCTAAAGCCAGTGCTGCGCCCAGTATCCACAGAATCATCCGATTCTCTGCGCCGCGCACATCGGCGCGAGTCGCGGTGGACTCCGCTCGCGTTTCCAGCACCGATACGCGCTCTTGGAGCGGCACTGGGTGCGGCTCCTGGCGGTGTGCGGGCGATGCCTGTGTGTGGATCGGGCGCGTTATCGCTTGGGCCATAGTACGGCACTGTGTATGCGCCGCACGGACTATCGCAACCCTTAACCCTTCCTACGCCTAACTCATCATGGGAGCCCGAGGCCCACTACCCCGCAGTGCCAGCGGCCAAGGCGAACTCACGCTTATGGCGATGGATGGCACCCCCATCACGCCCCCGCCCCTGCCCCCCCTGCCCGAGCCCGCCCCGTGGCTCAGTGCGGTGGCTCGTGCCGAGTATGCCCGCGTGGCCGAGATGCTCGGCGATCGGCTCACTAGTGCGGACTACGGGCTCCTATGCACCTACGCCCAAGCTTACGAAGAAATCGCCCACCACAGTGCCGAGCTGCCCAAGGAAGGCTACTCCATCGCGGGCCATCGGGGCGTGGTCGTAAACCCCCGCCTGCGCGCCCTAGAGACCGCGCGCAAGACCCTCATGGACTGCGCAAACGCACTGGGCCTTACCCCTGCCAGCCGCTCGCGCATCCAGAGCATCCGCCCCCCGGGTACGGCGGCCAGCGGGCCCTCTATCGGCGAATTCTCGCCCCTACTCCTTGATCCTGAGTGGGGCAGCGGCCAAGGCCTCCAAATCGGCAGTGCTTAAACTCCCCCTCCCCTCCCCCCTCTCTCTCTATCCCCGTTGTTAATGTGAAAACCCCTGAACGCTTCCTTAGTCCTAAAGAGCTATCGCTTGCGCTCGAAGCACGCGGCCTTGCTCCCTTTAGCCCCAAGTATGCGCGCCTACTCGTGCGCGCCATTCGCGAGGACTGGGGCGAGGGCATCCTTTTGCGCACGCACTGCCGCCTCTCTGTCGCCTACGGCTGGCTCTTGACGCATCCCGAGTGGCGGCCCCGTAGCCGCAACTCAGGCTCGTGCTCGCGCGTCTACTCGTAGTACATTGCCCGCGCGTTATGAAACCGAAACTACCGCCGAGCGCACCCCTACTTTGTGCGCGCTTACTCTTCTTGGCTGTTATCGCGGGGATTGCTGGCGGCTGTGCGACTGCGGCCAAGAACTTCGCCGAAGGCTGGAAAAACGGCCCCGACCGCAGTGCTGCCCGCGCCCACCGAGGCACCGCCTTTAGGCCCACCTATGCCGCCGACGGAGCCTACACCGGCTACACCCAGAAAGTCGGCAAGTACCAGTACCATCACCTCCCCGATGGCACGATAATCGGCGTGGTGGAAATCCTGCCCCCCCTTAAGTGGGAGGAGCACTATGATAACCGCGCACGCCTTGTGAAAAAGACGCTGCGCCGCTACGTGCACAAAGAGGGCGTGCCCCGTGGCACTACTGAGCTAGCGATAACCATCCGCTACCACTACAGTGCTGAGGACGAGCTGCTCGGCCTAACCACGCTTACTCATGGAGAGCACTACGACATAGCCGTGCATAACGACGCCCATGGCCGCGCGCTGCCCCCCTACGCGCCGCTGCCCTGGCTCACTCAGGAAAAATGAGTATGCCTAGCAAAGCGTCATCGACTCGTGCGCTCGCTAAAGGCGCGGGCGGGCGCACTAAGAAAGCCCCAGCTCGCGCGTGGTATCTGCGCAAAGAGGAGTTTACCCTGATTGGCGAGCGCGACCCCGCGCGCCCCTTCGCTCAAATGCTCATGGAGCATCCCGCCGCGCACTGCCGCTGGGTGCATTTGGCCCTGCGCCGCCACTGCGCGGACTTAAAAGCCGCCGCGCAAAGCCCCGAACGCTTTCCCTTCATCTACGCGCCCGAGCTGGCCGCGCGCCCCATCCGCTTCGCGCGCGAGTTTCGCATCTACAGTGGGAGCGATTACGGCAAGCCCTTGAGCCTGCTGCCCTGGCAGCAGTTCGTCGTCTCCCAAGTCTACGGCTGGCGCGTGCGTGCCGACCCCCGCAAACGCCGCTACACCTACGCCTATATCGCCGTGCCGCGCAAAAACGGCAAGACCGGCCTGCTCGCGCCCCTAGGGCTCTACCACCTATGCTTTTCGCCGCGCGGCAGCGTCTCCCAAATCTACTCAGTGGCGACCAAGGAAGACCAAGCCAAGCTCGTCTGGAAAGACGCCATACGGCTGCTTAAGACAAATCCCCGCTGGGCTGCCCTATTCCGCGTGCGCACCCGCCACCTCGCCCACGGCCCCAGTGGCAGCGAGTGGGCACCGCTGGGCAGCGACAGCCGCTCCCAAGACGGACTGCGCCCCGACCTCGCCATAATGGACGAAGTGCACGCTTGGCGCGAGCGCGAGCTATGGGACGTCATCAGCTCCGCCTTTGGCTCCGCCTACTCGCCCCTGCTCTTCCAAATCACCACTGCGGGGACGGACGTCTCCGGCATCTGCCGCGAGCAAGAAAACCGCGTGATGGACGTGTTAAAAGCCCTCGAGCGCGGCACCTATCGCGGGCTAAAAGCCGACCAAGCCACCTACTTCGGCTGCATCTGGACGCTCGATAAAACCGACAAGTGGGACGATCCGCGAAGCTGGGCCAAGGCCAACCCCTCGCTCGGCACGGTAAAAAGCTTAGAGAACATGGAGCAGCTCGCCGTAGCGGCCAAGAAAAGCTCCGGTGCCCGACGCGAATTTTTACTCAAACACCTCAACCAATGGCAAACCGGCTCTGGCGAAGCCCTCTGGCTAGACCCCCTGCAATGGGCCAAAGGCGGCCCTGTGGCTGCGCCCCTGCCGCCCGCGCAGTGTTGGGAACGCCTGCGCGGGCTCAAAGTCTGGTGCGGGCTCGACCTAGCCAGTGTCGGCGACACCTCCAGCTTTTGCGCCCTAGCCGAAGACCCCCAAGACCCCAAGACGCTCCTTGTTGCCTGGCACTACTGGCTACCCAGCGAGCAGATTGGCGCGCGCAGCGAGAAAGACGCCCAACCCTACGACCTATGGGCAAACGAAGGCTACCTGCGCCTCACTGATGGGGCGGTGACCGATGTCACCCAAGTCGAGCGCGACATCGTCGAAACCCTACGCGCCTACGAGCTGGCGTGTGCGAAATTCGCCTACGACCCCGGGCACGAGCAAGGCGTCGCCCAGCGACTCCAAGACACCCACAAGCTGCCCATGTTCCTCTGCCCGCAGACCTACACTGTGCTGACCTCCCCGACCGACGAATTGGAACGCCTAGTCGTCGCCGAACGCCTCGCCCACGGCGGCAACCCCATGAGTGCCGCCCAAGCGGCCAGTGTCGTCGTGCGCACCGGCCCCTATGGCGGGAAGACCCCCGCCAAAGCCCGCTCCCGTGGCCGCATCGACGGCATCGCCGCGCTAGTCGATGCGCTCGCCGCGCGCCAAAGCGACCTAGACGAAGCCTCCCGCCCCAAGACCTTCGCCGTGTATTTCGACTAGGGGGGGTGGCCGCGCGCGGCTTAATGTCTACCAAGTTTGCATCTTAAAGAGTCGCCCCTGTGCCCCCTCATCATGCAAAGTAAGCACAACCTCATCGGGGCTGAAAACAGGGGCTTGTGCCTTGCTTCGGGTTGGCAGGTCAGAATCTATCAGCGTGATAATCGGCTGTATCCCCATCTGTGCGTAGTCGCGTAATACCTCCAGTAGGTTTTCTTTCTTACGGTCATCAAGTGACTCAAAAACCCCATCGTGATAGACAAAGCGTGGGAATCTATCGCCTAAGTGTGCCCGTAATACTGCCATATCGAAAGCGATACACAATAGCTTGCGATAGGTGTGCCCCAAATCGGCACTAGTCGCATGGCCCTCGCGGTCTAGAATCTCAGCCTTAAAGTCTAGGTGTCCTACTTGGTTAATACCCACACTGAGGAGGGCCTTGTGTGAGATTACCGCCTCGACAATCTCGCTAAAGAAAAGCCTAATTGAGGAAAATAGGCTATCTCGGGAGGCTGCCTTGGCCTGCACCTGCGCCTCAATTTGTGTATGTAAGTGCCTGCGCGCTTCCTCTAAAGAGCGCGCTTCGCCACGCAGCTTGTGGAGTTGACTTAGGTACTGCTTTTGATGCTCTAGGGTAGTGATTTCGGCGTTTAGCTCTACTAGCTCTTCGGTAACTTGCTTATACTTATTAAATACATCGGTCTCGCCTAGAAAAGCGAGCATCTTTGCTCGCTTTTCTCCTAGGGAGTGTAGCTCTTTGCTTATGGCCTTAAGCTCACTGTCAAGCTCTGTTAACTCCTTTTCTAGGTAGGCCCTGCGCTCCTCGGTAATTGCTCGGTTAAACGCAATTAGCTGCTCAAAGTCCTTCTTTATCTGCCCGTCAAATAATATTCCCGCCTCCTTAAAGAGTCGGTGGGCCTCATCGGGGTTAAATAAAATCTGCTGTTCTTGTAGTGAGTCGTTTACTTTCTTTCGGTTATGGCTAAGCGTATATCGACGCTTATTTAAGTGGGCAATTAGGGTGTCTACTTCATTAACTAGCTCCTTAGTTTTATCCTTATCTTGCCCCCTAAAGTCGAAGCTCTCTAGTAGCTCCTTTTTTCTATCAGCATCCTTGCGCTTGAGTAAAAGCAAGCCCTCGACTTTGTTTAAAGAGGCATCGCTACCGCCTAGCTCATTTTTGAGCGATTGGCTCTCTTGTTTTTTATGGTCTAATTCGCGCTCCTTTTCATAATGGGCCTGAATCGCTTCGGTGTTAAACCCTAGTAAGTGCGCAAGCGCAGGCTTCCAGTCGGACTGTTTGGCGCCGAATTTGCGTAGTTGGAATACATTACTAAAGTCGTCTTGTGTGCGTAATAAATAGCCGAGGGCCTTGCGATAGGGCCACGGCTTGAGAGCTCGCCAATCCAGTAGCCCATCAAGCAGTTTTTTCGCCCGATCGAAAGGGACGTCTGAGTGATCCCACTGCTCTAAGGGGAGAGCGGAAAAGTCCTTTTGGCCCTCTGTGTGCTGCTTAAAGGCGATTTTGGTCGCCTCTTCCACGCTGCGGCGCAGCGTTATAAACGAGCCGCTACCTAACTCGATTTCTAGGAAAAAGATAAACTCCTTGAATAAATCATAATGCTTAAATAGGAAGAAGTTAGCGTCCTTTCCGGAAAGAAAGGTGAAATCAAGGAGTCGCCCAAGCGTCGTTTTCCCTAGATTATGGGTGTCTTTATGGCGATTTTCAGGCAGGCGAATCTGCGCCATGATAACATTCACCTGTGGGGTGAATGTTATTGGCGTAAATAGCGCGGGCTTGTTGGAGTAGAGTTTAGAAAGCTTCATTTCACGCCTATATATTCGAAGGTATCATTTTTTTGTCGATACTCGACTAGTCCTAGTAAGTAAAGGAAGCTTAGTGCGGGTAAGAAAAGGATCTCTCCTCCTTCCACGTACTGCTTGGCAAGTTCTCGTAGGATGGGGTATTCGTCAATGCGCTGCTCCCTTAGTCGCGACAAAATCAGTAGCGATACGTTAATTACCGTGCGGTCAGGGTGTGAATGTTTATTAGGCCGTAGCATCTTCTTTTTCTCCTATATCGCAATTCCAGTACATGTAAAAAAGGAAAGCACGGGTAAGCCGCTTGTTCTTGCGAAGCATGGGGTCTCGATTAAATAGTAAGTTGATTAAGTGCTCCATTACTTCGTCGAAGAGGTGGTGGTCTTGTCGCTTCGATATAATCTTAAATTGAAACTCGGAAACTATAGATTCGTACTTGATTAGGAGTTGCGCATTTTGGGGATCGGCTAGAAAGGCGCGTATCTGCTCAGTTTCCTTTAGGTAGCGACTTTGCAGCTCGTGCGCATACGGGGCACTCATCTTATTTATCGCGTTCTTTTTCTCATAAGAGATGCGGTCGATAGGAGGCGTCTCAAGGAATGCGCCGATCGCCTCTTTTTGAGCAGCTAATGCCTCAATGAGCTCGGCAAGCTCATCAGGGCTCACGATTAGAGGCGAGTCTATAGGGTCTAGCTGTGCCAGCTCAGCGACTTGGGGGAACTGCTTTAGCCAAAGCTCTAGCTGCTCGACCCCGCATAGGTAGATAGAGCTTGTAGGCAGGTCGCATTCACACGCGATATGCGCTTGGATCTTTTCGTTGGCTAGTGAAGTGAGTCGCCGATTTGAGAATAGAATATAATGGTCTAGCTGCCCCGCTTGGCGTAGTCTTTTGATACGCAGCAACTCCTTGCCGATTACCGTATTGAGACTGCCTTCGCTGTAAAAATCGCTATCTGAAAAGCTTCGGTTGTAGCCATTGGTATGCTTGGCTTGGGCGATTGTGGTGCCCTCCCACGTGGCGGCGGCACTGGGGAACTGATTGGCCTTGCCGATGAATTTCGCGTCGCGGCCGCCGTCGGGCCCCTTGGCAAAACCCTGCATTGCGGGGCCAAAAAGCTGCTGGCATAACAGCACGCCAAGCCTCTCGAACTGCTCTGCGCTTAGGTCTTCATACGCAAACTTCATGTGTCGACCACTATAAGGGCTCGGGTGAGAGTGGCTAGTTATTATTCTGTGAGGGCACTGCCCTGCTAGGGAGCCTATGCGGCCAAAGTGGGGCAACTTTGGCCTAGGCTGCGCAGCCTAGGCATAGGGATTATTCTGGCCCTCATGCCGCCGCTGCCCCGCCGCCCGCTCCTGTCCCGCCTCTTTGGCCGTAAAACGCGCGCCCCTGCCGAGACTCGCAGCTTCGCCTTGGGCACAGCCCTCGCTGACCTACTCGGTGTGCCCAGCGGGGCGGGGGTGCCTGTCACCCCGCACACGGCCCTAGGCCTACCCGCCGTCGCCGCCTGCGTGCGCCTGATTAGCGAGATGGTCGCGCGGCTGCCTGTGGCCCTCTATCGCAAAGGCCCCCAAGGCCCCGAAGAGTGCCCCGCGCACCCGGCCCATCAAGTCGTCAACTGGCCTAGCGAGCTGCACCACGGCTTCGCCTTTCGCCGCCTGCTCATGCTCGGCCCCCTCCTAGGCGGTAATGGCTACGCCCGCGTGCACCGCAGTGCCCTAGGCGAGCCCGCCGAACTCGAGTGGCTGAGCCCCACTAGCGTGCAGGTCGAGCGGCTAAAAGCCCAACGCTACCTCACCTACCGTATCGAGGGCGAGCAGGGCCTCTTTACCACGCGCGACATCCTGCACCTGCGCGCCCTCTCGACCGATGGCGTGCGCGGGCTCTCCCCCATCACCCTCTTGCGCGAATCCATCGGCACCTCCTTCTCCCTACGCTCGCGGGCCAGCGGCCTACTCGACCGCTCCGCGCAGTTTAGCGGCGTGGTGCAGATGCCCCCCGAGGCCACCCCCGAGCAAGTCGCCCAAATGCGCGAGTTTTGGACCCGCCGCCACCAAGGCCTAGGCACTGCGGGCATCGTGCCCATCCTCCAAGGTGCTGAGTTTAAGGCACTGGGCGGCATGAGTGCAGTCGATGCCGAGTTTTTGGAAAACCGCGTCTTCGAACTCCAAGAAATCGCGCGCCTCTACGGGGTGCCCGCCTTCCTGATAGGCGACACCGCGGCCACCACCTGGGGCAGCGGCATCGAGCAGCTCAACCTCGGCTTCATCCACTACTGCCTAGACCCCTGGCTCATCAACCTAGAGCAAACCCTAAACGCCACCCTGCTCACCCGCGCCGAAGCCGCGCAAGGCTACTTCTTTAAGTTCGATAGGGAAGAGCTCGGCACGCAGACCCTGCCCTCTCAATCCGCCTTCATTACCGCCATGCGCCAAGTCGGCGTCTTCAGTGCCAACGACGCGCGCGAGTGGCTCGGCTACCGCCGTAAAGACTCGGCAGGCATGGACGACTACCAGACTATCCCCGTGGGCGGCGGCCCAGTCACCCCGAGCGAGGATAATCCTGCTTAGCTCCCCCGAGCTAAGCGACTAAGCCACTCGCACGCCCCTTTGTGGCCAAAGTCCGCTTTTAAGGCTCTCTGGGCCGCTGCGCGGCCAATAGCTCAAAGAGCCGGTCAAGCCGCGCATTTACTGCATCAATCTTTGCGTCTACCCGATCAATCTTCGCGTCCAGCTTGTCTATTCTCGCGTCGCTGCGCACTGCCTGTTGCTCAATTTTCGCGTCCAAGCCGTCTATGCGTCCGCTCAAGTGGGTGAAGGCTCCAAACGCGAGCGCAAATAGCGCGACTCCCACGGCCAGCACAGATAAGGTGCTAGTGTCAATTGCGACCTTGCGCACCTCTACACTCGGGGCCTTTTCTGCGAGCGGTGTGGCCTGTGCCTCTACCTGTTTAGGGATTGTTGCGGCAGCCATGATGCGCGGAAGCTATCCCTCGCGGCCTCCCTCTCAAGGTTAATGTGTGCCCCTCGCGGGGAGGGGGGGCGGCAAAGACTCGCCGCGAGCGAAGGCATTAAGCTCCTGTTTCAATGCGCTTGCTTTGCCTGCTGGCGCACGGGGGCTAAAGTGGGTTATTTGTGCGCTTGGGTGCCGAGCGCGGGGGGGCTTTCTTAGCCCCCAAGCGCATGAAAAACGGCCCTCCCCCACTCGCCCGCGAATACCGCTACCTCGCCCAAGCCCCCGAGCTGCGGCTTGGGAGCTTGGGCGAGGGCGAAGTGCCCCCACCGAGCGAAGTGCCGCCCAGGGAGCACCCTGCGAGTGTGCGCGGCTACGCCGCCCTCTTCGACTCGAAAAGCGAGAACCTCGGCTGGGCGGACTTCGCCCTCTACGAAATAATCGCGCGCGGTGCCTTCGACGGGCTCGACTACTCAGGTGTCGTCGCCCTCTTTAACCACGACCAAAACCTACCGCTGGCACGCAGCGGCGCGGGCCTTAGCCTAGGCGTGGATGAACGCGGCCTGTGGTATGAATTCGCCCTGCCCGACACCAGCACAGGGCGCGACCTGCGCGAACTCTTAGCCCGCGGCATTATTTCCCAGAGCTCCTTCGCCTTCACCGTCGAAGACGACGGCCAAGAGTGGGGCGAAGAACGCAGCGCAGACGGCAAGACAGTCTCCACCCGCACGATTAAGAAAATCAGTGCCCTCTACGACGTAAGCCTAGTCACCCGCCCCGCCTATGCGGACACCACCGTAGCCCTGCGCAGCCTGCACGCCCACCGCGCCGAGCGCGGCCAACAAAAGCTCCCCCTAAGTGCCCGCGCGCTCGCCCCCGCCCTCTCGGCAGAGGTCTACGCCCTCACCGGCATCTCCCTGCCCCTCCCTCGCGTCTCGGCTAAGCCCGCCGCCTAATCCTCTCACTCCCGCCCCCGCCCTTAAAGGAAAAAACCCATGACCATAAACTCCAGTAGCCTCATCCGCCAACTCAGCGAAAAAGCCGATTCCCTGCGCAAAGAAGTCCGCGACCTCGATAGCTCGACCGCCGAAGGCCAAGAGAAAATCAAACAGATAAGCGACGAACTCGCGAAAATCGGCGACCAAGTCTTGGCCGAAAGCCGCAAGCTCGCCGCCCTCTCTGCCGAGAAGCAAGACGACGTAAGCGACCCCGAGGCCCGCGACCTCGGCCGCTTCGACTACGCCAAAGTCCTGCGCAGCCTCGTGCGCGGCGGCGGGCTCGATGGGCTAGAGCGCGAGCTTGCGCAAGAAGGCGAGCGCGAGCTACGCCAAGCGGGGCTACCCTTCGGCGGCGGCGTCATGCTCCCCCGCCTGCTCGTGCGCAGAAGCCCCGCCCGCGCCCTAGAGCAGCGCACCCGCACCGTGAGCGATGCGGCCACCGGCGGCGTCCTCGTGCGCGATGAGTGGCGCGTGGGCCTGCTTGATGACCTCTTTGACCAAAGTGTGCTTGTCCGCGCCGGAGCGACTGTCCTGGACGGCCTCGAAGGCAACCTGCCGCTCCCCCGCATCCTTAGCGACCCAGCGGCCACCGAATGGGTCGCCGAGACGGGCGCGGCCAAAAAGCAAAGCCCCACCTTCACCGCCCCCATCCTCAGCCCCAAACGCCAAGCCGCCTACATCGACATCTCTGAGCAACTCTTGCTCCAGAGTGGCGAGGTCGTCGCCGCTGCGCTGCGGCGAAACCTCACCGGTAAGCTCGGCAGCCAGTGCGAGAGTGCCTACTTCCACGGCACCGGCGGCCAGCAACCCAACGGCATCCTCACCACCACGGGCATAGGCAGTGTGGCCGCAGGCGCAGTCTCGCTAAAAATGCTCGTGGACTTAGAGACTGCGGTCGATTCGGGTAACGCGCTCACCGGCTCGCTCGGCTACTTTAGTAACGGCGCAGTGCGCGGCGCACTCAAGCAGACCCAGATCGCTACCGGCACCGACAGCCGCCGCCTCCTCGAAGGTAACGCAGGCGAGGTAAACGGCTACGCCGCGCACTTCACCAACGCCATCTCGCGCACCCTAGGTAGCGGCGGCGATAAGAGTGCCCTCATCTTTGGTAACGCGGCTGACTACTTCATCGGCCTGTGGGGCGGCCTGCGGCTCGACCTCGAACGCGGGCGTAATGAAGCCATAAACGGCCTCTACACCCTCGTTGCTAATGTTTACAGCGACGGCGGCGTCGCCCGCCCCGCCTCTTTCGCGGCCTGCACGGAAGTGAAGACCGCGTAATGTCAGGGATAGTTCAGTAAATTGTTATTGTTTTTGGGGAAAGTCATAAGGCGGCCCCCGTGCCTCATGCATGAGGCACGGGGGCCAATGCCGATAAGCCCCTTGCCCCACCCCTCTTTGTGTCATGAAAGTCATCCCCTTAAGAAACATCCTCGTAAACGGCGTGCACTGCGCGGCCCTGTGCGAAGTCGAAGTCGATGAGGCTACAGGTAGGGCCCTCATCGCCCAGCGAATCGCCGCGCGGCCGCTGGGTGCTGGAGTCGCCACGGCGGCTAAGGCGCGCGCGATTGAGACCGCCACCGCCGCGCCCCTGGTCGCCGAAGTGGCACTCAGTGCGGTGCCCAAGCCCCCTAGGCGAAAGGCGGCGCAGTGATTCTAGAGCTCCTCGAAGCCCCCACGACTGAGCCCATTTCGCTTGAAGAAGCGATGGCTCACCTACGCGTAGGCACGCCCGAGGACGCCGCCCAGATTATGGGCACGGTGGCCGCCGCGCGCGACATCGTCGAGACTCGCACGGGCCAGACCCTGTGCCCCACCCGCTACCGCCTCTACCTGCCGCACTGGCCGCGCACACGCTACACACCGCTGCCCAAGCCCCCCCTCTTGAGCGTCGAGGCGATTACCTACCTGCCACGCGGCAGCGTGGGCGGCGTAGTGCCCCCCGGGCAGCCGCGCAGCCGCTACCAGCCGCTCGCTAAAGGCCTCTACGGCGTCGACTCGCTCGCGCCGCACCAGCGGCGCATGCTGCGCACTGCGCCCCCCGCGCAGATGCCCCCCGTACGGGAAGACGAACAGAAGGCCATCGCCATCGACTTTACCGCTGGAGCCTCCAGTGCCGCCGAGGTGCCCCCTGCGCTGCGCCGCGCGCTACTCATGCTCCTGCGCGACCTCTACGACCAAGTAAGCGAGGTAAACCCTGCCATCGAGTCACTACTGGTTAGCCAGCGCGTGGCGGGCTTCCTCGCCTAAGTAGCCCCCTTTTGCCTAGCAACGCCCCCGCCGCCATGCAAGTGCCACTGCCGCACCGCCACTTCGCGCTTGGGGACACGATCCCCTTTACCGTGACCTTGCAGACCAACGCGCAGGGTCAGCCCTGGTCGCCCGCCGATGCCCAAGCGTGCCGCATCGTCATCCTGTTTACCGGCCCGCGCGGGTTTAGCGAAGAAGCCGAGGCGGCTTGGGTAGATGAGTCGCGCTGTGCCTACGACTGGGGCACCCGCCGCTCCCAAATCAAGCCCGGCCTATACCGCTACACCGTGCAGGCCGCGCCCCAGCTCTTCGGCATTGGCCCCCACTACACACTCCTTAGCGGCACCCTCACGCTCTACTAAACCCATAGCCCTCTAACCCAAAACGTCCCTCCTGCCGAGGGACGACGCTGCCAGCGCGAGCGCGTCGCCCCCTTGGCAGCGGACACTGTCCGCATGCCTACCTCTACTTACCTAAGAAAACTGCGCGCCGCCGAGAGCTTCGGAGGGGTCGCCTACACGCCGCCCCCCATCTACTACCTCGGCTTTCTTTCGGCCGTGCCCTACGAATGGCCCAACTACGAGCCCGAGGCCGCCGAGATCACCGGCACCGGCTACGCGCGGCTGGCCGTGCCCAACGATGCCGAAAACTGGACCGCCCCCGACGACGACGCCCGCGTGACTAACCAAAAGCACCTAAAGTGGGGAAAAGTCGGCGCGGATGATTGGGAGCAGCCCGTGGCCCTAGGCATCTGGGATGCGCCCACAGGCGGTAACCTCCTCTACTACGAGTCGCTCTACCTGCAAATCGGCCTGCTCACCGACGTGGTGCCCTACATTAAGGCAGGCGACTTGAGCTACCGCGAATATTGAGTGCCGCGCCCCCTGTGATGCCCCCCCCCCGCGCACAGCTCCAGCTCGGCCACCGCGCCACGGCGACCCTTAGCGTAGGGCACGGCGCGCGTGCCGTGCTGCGCTTCGAGCACACGCCCACCGCCAGCGTGCGCGCGCAGCTGCATCCCGAGCGCGAGTCCCTGTTATTCGTGGCCCTGCGCGCCCTGCCCCTGTACCGAAGGGTAGTGCTCTATGGCGAATTGCGGGGCGAGGGGGGCATTCAGATTATGGGCTCCCTTTACGACGCGCACAGCTCGCGTCTGCGCATCGGTACTGTTCGCGGGCGCGGGCGGGTGATCCTGCTGCGCGGGCTTACGGGCGCGCCTGCGTTTGTGCCGCTGCCCGACTTTTCCTTCGGTGGCGACTGCGGGCTCTACGTGCGCGCGCTGCGCGGCGGCTCAGGGGATGAGCAGGAGGCACAGTCATGATGCGCGGCGCACGCCTTACGCCTAGTTACTCTGGCCTGCGCTGCCTACGCAGCTCGGCCAGTAGGGCATCGAAGCGCGAATCAATCTTCGCGTCGAGCGCATCCATGCGAGCGGCCAGCGTGTCCATGCGAGCGGCCAGCGTGTCTATACGGGCACTGTTGGCCATAAACATGGCTGCGAAAGCCGCAAACAGTGCCAGCCCTGCGCCGACCACCCACTTAATCATCTCACTCCTTAAGTCGCTTATGTCCTTGCTCGTCGCCAGCGTGGGCACGGTTTCTTCCCAGCGCGCCTCAAGGGCGGCGGTGCGCTCCTCAATTGAGGCCCTGCGCGGCTGCGCCCGAGGTCGAGCGCGGGTGGCGGGCGAGTGTGTGGGCAGGGTCGCGGCGTGGGGCATGGCGGCCCAAAGGTGCGCCGCCTTTTATCGGCGGGCAACCCTTTTATCCGTGCTGCTCTGCGGCACTGCATGCGCCCTGAGCGGCTGCGCGACTGCGCCCGCTGCGCGAGTGCCCCCCGTGCTCGTCGCCCCCGAGAGCGAGGCCGCCCGCGCTCGCGACTCGGCGATTTCGGCGCATGTGGCCCAAGCCGCCGAGGATAATGCGAAGAACGCCCCCTCCTTGGCCCGCCAGGCCGTCGATTTGCAACTGCGGGCCGCACGGGTAGCCCTACCCCTGTCTGAGCCCGCCGACGCACAACAGGCGGCCGCGCTCTCCGCGGCCGCCTACTCCGGCGACGAGACTCGCGCCCAAGCCGCCTTTGCGCAGGCGCGTGCGCGTATCGCGAAGCTCACTGCCGAGCACACCCGCGAGCGCGAACAAAGGGCCCTGGACCTGCAGCGCACCATCAGTAATTTCAACGCCGAGCTGGCCGCCGCCCAAGCCGAGGCTAACCGCCAAGCCCAACTGCGCATCACCCAGCTCTTCGCGCTGCTCGGCGCGGGCGTCTCGATCGTGGGCGTCATTTCCGCCGTCACTGGCTGGAGCCGCATCGGCCTCAGCCTCGTCCCCGCCGGGGTGGCCCTCGGCGGTTCCGGCCTCCTGTGGGGCAAACCGTGGTTCCTCTACACAGTCGGCGGGGCACTCGCCCTGTGCTGTGTCGCGGTGGGCATCCTCTGGGCCGTCAGCGTGTCACGACAACGAAGGGAGGAGTTGTGAGGTCTGCCCTGCGCTGCTGCGCCGCAACTAAAAGGCTCTAACCTGCTATGAAGCTCTATACCCAAATCGCCGACTATTTACGCACTCATCCCGCTGCCTGCGGCTTCCTTGGTGGAGGCTCGACCCTTGCCGCAGTGAATTGGGAACGGCTCGCCGAGATTCAAGAGCGTGTCCGTGCGGTTCTCTCGACGCTCACGCTTATTGGCACCTTCCTTATCCTCTCGCCCCAAGTCTACGGCGTCTTTAAGCGGTGGGGGCTAGCCCTATATAACTGGTGGCGCAGCGAGCCCAAGCGGCGTCCCAAAGCGTCTATGCGCCGCCCCCGTGCGCTCAAAAAGAAAGGATTTCGCAAACGATGACTATCACCCTTCCTTCGCCTGCCTTCTTTGACCTGATCTCCTTTTTTCTCGGCTTTGGCTACGCGCTTCGGTGTCGTGTATGGAGCCTATGCCCTGCGCGACAGCCGCCGCGATGTAAGCTGGCGCAAGCAGCAAAACGCGCGGGGGGCCGAGGCGCAGGCGCGGCAGGCCGCCGCCTCGTGACCTACGCGGACACAAGCTCCCTGTTTTTCCGAGGCCGCCCGCCAAGCCGCCCATTGCGCCGCACGGCGGCCACTTTCGCGGGGCTCTTCGACTTACCGCCCAGCCGCCCCAGCGCGGCGGCGGCTAAAGAGACGCCCTTTACCGGCGGGGGGATCGGCTCTCCATCTTCCAGAGCGCACTTAACATGGATCCACAAAACCTCTCGGCACATGCGTGCCGCCTCATCGGGGCTTTGCCCGTGGCCTTTGACGTGCTCCCAGCCGATCACCTCGGCCAAAAAAGCCCCGCCCGAATTGAGGGCTTCGGGGTCGTAGTAGGTGCGAAACTCGTAGTCGTTTAAGTTAATAGTCATGTCGTTTAAGCTCCTTTTTAAAGTCTCTTACTTGATACGGGATTGCCTTCCCGTTCTCGGGAAGAATGACCATCCTCTCCCAGCCGTCTTGCACGTAAACCTTGTGGCTGCCCTCTTGGTTTTTAAAGCAGTAGCCCACGCCCTTAATCGCCCCCTCAAAGTCCGCAAAGTCGAGGTTCTGAAAGCGCGTCTCGGCGAGGATCTTCGCGACGGTCTTTTTCCAGCGGGCCATGCATTTAAAGAAATACCTAACAGCTTTCGTTTAGCAAGCCCTAATTCCCCTTTTTCTCTAAAAAAACGCCTGCACTCGCCATGATAAAGCCCCCGCCGATTATTCCCGACCAAATCGCGCAGTATCACCCCCCGCTCGAAGCCGCGCAGGTCACACGCGGGCCCAGCGGCTCGCCTGTGCGCAAGTTTGGGCCCCCTGTGCAAATCTGGGTGGGCGAGCTTACCGGCTTTACCGCGATGAGCGAGAGCACAACTGGCGGCGCACACCGCGCCCAGTTCTTCACCCGCTTTATCACCCGCTGGCGGCCCGACTTTTTGCCCAACGGTCGGCTCGAAGTCGCGGGCCGTAACTACGAACTGACCGGCATCACCCCTGCCCCACACACCGCACGCAGAACCTACCTACACCTGCATGTTATTGCGACGCGATGAGTTATACCGCAACAAGCTCACGAGTCGCCTTGCGCGGCCGGCCGCCGAGCCGACCATTGCGCCGCACAGCGGCCACTTTTGCAGGGCTCTTGGACTTACCGCCGAGTCGGCCAAGGGCAGCGGCAGCGTTGGAGAGTGTCGCCCCTTGGGCTCGCTTGGGCAGCGGCACGGCGCGGCCCTTTTCTTGGGCGATTTCTAAGCAGCCCTCTAGCACCTCGCGCAGTAGCTGTGCGGCCTGCGCAGGAGTGTGCCCATCAGCCTTTAAGTGTGGCCACTCGACCACCTGCGCCATAAAGCGGCCCGCTTCATCCACCGCATCGGGGTCAAACCAGATGCGAAACTCGTAGTCATTTGCGTTAATAGCCATGTCGTTGAAGCTCCTTTCTTAAATCTCTGACTTGGTAGTCCTTAGCCTTCCCGCCCTCTGGCTGCACAGGCATCGGTTCCCAGCCGTCTTGCTCATACCATTTATGGCTCCCGCGCACCCTGTCTAAAGTGTAGCCTACGTGGACAAGCAGGGTGCAAAACGCCTTGAAATCAATGCTCCTGTCCGCTCGCCCGCTGAGCACCTTTTCTAAAGTCGTTTTCCAATTAGCCATGCGTTAACTAAAAACCTAAACGATTTCATTTAGCAAGGCCTTCTTTCACTTTTCCGCAAAAAACACACCCACTCGCCCATGAATGCCACGACCCGCCTCTCCCTGCTTACCCACTTGCAAAAGCACCCGCTTTTCTCGCCCACGGCCCCCGTGCCCGTCTCGCTGTGGAGTGGTCACGCGCCCGATGAGGCCCCGCCGCCGGTGGTGCTTCTCACGCTCGACGCCGACAAGCGTCTACTTAGCCACTCGGGGCCGGTAGCCCTCGCCGAGGCGCAGCTCTCTGTCGACGTGTGGGCCGAGGATGAGCCTACGGCACTTGCGCTTCGCCAAGCGGCCGTTTCACAACTACACGGCTTCGCGGGCGAGGTCGTGGTGGATGATGGGCAGGGCGGCACGCCGCGCGCCGAAATCACCCGCTGCATCCACGAAGCGAGCAGCGAGGACTTCGATGCAGGCATGAACCTCACCCACGCGCACGCCCGCTTCTCCTTGGGCTATAGGGCCTAAGGGCCGCTGGGCGAGAGGGCCGCCGCGATTCGTCGCACGGGAAGTATAAGGCGCGCGCGCGGGGTCGCGGTGGGGCACACATACGGGGCTAAAGTGGGTTAGGTTTGGGGTAGGCGCGAGGCCGCGCGTGGGGCTTTGAGTAGGGGCCTATGGCCTACGGACACACTTACGGGCTTAAGCTCGAAATCTACGACACTGCCGCCACTGCTTACGTGGTAATCGGCGGCGTCCAGTCGATCACCCCGCCCTCGGTCTCGGCGGGCGACCCTATCGAGGTCACTAACCACACCTCGCCCGGGGGCTTTCGCGAGCACATCCATAACCCCCTCTTCGAGCTTACCGAGGTTACGGGCAATATGTACACCGACATTACCGACGCGGGGCAAAACCTCCTGCGCGCAAGCGTAGGCTCTACGCAGCGGTTTAAAATCACGCTGCCCTCGCGCCCGGGCCAAGCCACCGAATTCAACGCGGTGGTCTCCACGATCACTAACGGCACCTTCGAGATGGAGAGCGTGGATAGCCAAGACTTCACCCTCAAGCCCACCGGGCAGCCGATTTAGGTCGCAGACCTTTTTATTTTGGCGTGCGCCTGGCTGGGCGCACGTCTGTCCCAATCCCTTCTTTTTTTTACGTCCCGATATCCCCGTGAGCACTGAAACTGCGACCCTCACGCTTAATGGCATAGACTATCCGTTGCGCTGGGATTTACGCGCCCTGTTCCGGCTCCAGGGCCTGCCGCATGCGCCCGCCCCAGAAACCTACGCCGACCCTGCTCGCACGGTGCACACGATGGTAAGCTTTGTGTGGGCGGCCCTGCCCGATACCGCCGCCAAGAGCTACCCTACGCCCGAGTCGGTGGCCGCCGCACTGGGCGGGGCCACTAGCGGCTTTGCCGCAGTCGCCGCCGCGTTTAATGTGATGATGCAGCAGGCCGAGCCTACCGAGGAAAAAAAAAGCGAGCCGAGTTAATCGCTTTTGCGCGGCTCGAGCTTGGGCTTGGGCAGCCCGAGGCCGAGCTGCTGGCGATGCCCACAGTGCAGTGGCAGGCCTATATCGACGCGCATGCACGCAAGGAGGCAAGACTGCGCGCTTGGGAGTGCCGCTTGCACGGACTTAAGCACAAGAGCGGGCGCGCCCTCACTGCCGATGACTTCCTGCCAAAGTCCCTGCGCAGCGTAGACCCCCGCGATGCCGAGGCGGTCTTCGCCGCGTTCCAGACGGCCCTCGGCGCGGCCAAGGCGCACGCGCAGAACACTACGCCACGCGACACAATCCATAACCCCCTCTAGCGCACCCGCCTCCCATGAACCTGCAAGCCGACCTGTCTGAGCCGCTCAAATTCCTCGCCGAGCTAGAGGCGGGGCTGCGCGGCCCCGCACTCCAGCGCGCCCTCAACAAGGCCAGTGCGCCCCTGCTTAAGGCCCTGCGCGAGCGGGCAAAAGCCCGCGTGGGCCGCTACTACTCGCGCACAATCGCCCTGCGTAAGAAGGCGATCAGGGCCCAAGGCGGCGACTTCGTGGGCGGCGCATGGGTGGGTATCGGTCACGAAGACAAAGCCGAATGGCGCGAGGTTGCGGGCCTTTGGGGCACGAAGGTTAAGCGCAAGGTCAACACCGCGAAAATCGCCCACCTCGTCGAAGGCGGCTTCTGGCAAGCCCCGATTAAAAAGGGCCGCCGCGAGGATGGATCGCAGGGCGTCATCCACGGTTTTGGTAAATACGTAGCGGGCGAGCCTATCATGAAAGAGGCCAATGCCTCGGCCGGCCCGCGCTTCGAGCGCGACTTCGAGGCCGAGCTACGCCGCCAAGTCGACCAAGCCCACGCCAAGGCCGCTCGCAAAGTCTACTCTGAGCTAGATTGGGCGGCGCAAGCGCGCCTGCGCAAGCTAGAGGGCGGCGGGCCCAAAACTCGCAAGGCTAGGGGCCGTTTTGGCGGCTAGTCCTCGCCCTTATCATAACACACCCGCCACAAGATCCACCCCAACACGACGGCCACCATGAAGCCCACCGGCGAGGTAAATAAGACCACCAGCGCGGCAAAGCCCAGAAACGCCCACCAAAGCCCCTTAAGCACTCCTTTAAACAACCAAGCCGCTGTGCTCTCGCGCTCAAAATCCCACTCCTCGGGCACGTCGCTCGTAGGGGGCAGGGGCTTCCAGTCTAGCGGGCTCATACCCTAACCCTAAACGCACTACCGATCATGGCAAAGGCGAAAATTAAGAAGGAAATCAACATCACGGCTACCGCGAAGTATTCGCAGCTCGAAAAGCTTAACCAGTCGATCCAGCGAAACCAAGCTAGTCTTAAGAAATTCCAAGTGCAGCTCAACTTGGCCGGGCCCCTGCTCCTCCAATTTGCGCAAAAGGCGATGGCGGCGGCGCAGGCGAGCCTCCAGCTCGGCAGCCAGATTAAGGACATGGCCGATAAGGCGGGCGTGGGTACCGAGCAAATACAAGTCCTAGGCCGCGTGGCCGCGCAAAACGGCTCCTCAATGGAGGACATGGGCAGTGCCGTTATCAAACTCACCAAGAGCACCCAAGAGGCGGCCAATGGGAACAAGCAGCTCTCCGAACGCTTCGCACGGCTGGGTATCGACGTGCAGAAATTTAAAGAACTCTCCCCAGAGAAGCAGATGGAGAGGCTGGGTGTCGCGGTAAATGCGGCCAGTGACCGGCAAGCGGCAATGGTCGAGGTCATGGCCCTAGTAGGCCAAGACGCAGGCCCGAAGCTCATGGAGAGCCTCAAAAAACTGGGCTCCGAAGGCTACGACACGCTGGCTAAAAAAGCAACTGCCAGTGGCGAGGTCTTGAGCGGCTCGGCGATTGAGTCGCTCGACCGCGCGGGCCAAGCCTTTAAAGACCTCGGCCACTGGTTTAAGGTCATGACCGCCGAGATCGCAGGCGCAGCCTTCGCGGTGAAGGATGCGGTGAGCGAGGCGATCATCGCCACAAAGGATCCAAACGTATTCCAAGCCATCCAAAAACATGGCAAGGACTCCTACCAAGCTGCCGAAGCCTACATGAGGCTCGCGCAGGAGAGGTTTGCACAAGGAGACCGCGAGAGTGCCCAGCGATTCCTCGACCAGGCCGAACAGTGGGCCGCCAAAGTCCGCTCCGCGCTCAGCCAAGTCGAGCAACTGGAGCGCATCAAAACGGCGACTGCGCAAGACTGGGCCGAGGTTAACGCCGCGACCTTCGACATCTTAAAGGGCAACCCCGAAAAAGCGCGCGCCTTCCTCGCCGCAATGACCGACACGCAGGCACAGTGGGCGAAAATCATAGAGGCCGAGGACGAGGCGGCGCGCCTTGCCAAGGAAGCGGCGGCGGGGGCACTGGCTACAAGCGTGGCAGAGATGGAGGCCTTCTTCGCGCCGCTCGACAAGCTCTCCGAGAAACTAAGAGAGCAGAAACAAACGCTCGCCGAAAGCTTATCGCGCAAGGACGCCGAGCTGCTCGGCGCGATGCGCCAAGGCGTCCTCGACGGTTTTGCTAAGATGGACGAGGAGGCGGCGGCGGCGGGCGCGCGGCTCATCGAGCGTATCGATGGGATTGCCTTTTCGCGCCTCTCGGCTGGCGAGCAACTGATGGCACAGACCGAGCAGATGCAGACCCAGCTTGAGCAGTTCTACCAAGCAGGCGTCCTCGGGGCCAGCCAGTATGCCCAAGCCCAAGACATCCTCGCAGGACAACTTGAGCGTGTAAACGCCCTCTTGGCTAGCGAGCAAAACGACGCCGCCTTCGAAAGGCTTGACGTAGGGCTCCAAGAGCTAGTGAAGCAGTTTGAGCACCTTGATGGGGTGATTGAAAGCCAGCTCTCGGGCACGATTAAGGACTTCGTGGAGACCGGCACCGCCGACATGAAAAAGCTGGGCAAATCAATCCTTAACGAAGTCATCCAGTCGATGCTCAAGGCTCTGGTGTTAAAGCCGCTTTTGACGGGGCTTGGCGGCCTGTTTGGCGGGGCGGCGGGCGGCTTCTTTAGTGGGCTGGGCGGGGCGATGGGGCTGCCCAGCCTGCCCGGTAAGGCCCTCGGCGGGCCGGTGACAGGCCGCCGCGCGTATATCGTTGGCGAGCGCGGGCCCGAGCTATTCGTCCCGCCGCTCAGTGGTCAAATCATCGACGCAAACAAGACCGCCTCCGCGCTCGCTGGCGACACCGCCACAGGCGGCGATAGGGGGCCTCAAACCGTCTATCAAATCGACGCGCGGGGGGCCGATGTGGGTGCCGTGCAACGGCTCGAACACGCCCTCATGCGCTTGGCAGGGCCGGGCGTCGTGGAGCGGCGCGCTCGCGCGCACGAAGCCGACCGCACACGCCGCAGCTAGGGTAGTAAAGGCCCTGGCGGCTTACGGGCGGCTGGGGCGGGGCGGGGCCAAAGTGGGCCAGTTTTGTACATGGCCCAAGGCGGCCATTATGTGCTTTTGTGTGCGGCGTAATGGCTATTGCTACCCTGCCCGCTGAGCTGCCGATTTCGGCGATCGAGCTGCGGCCCAACACAGTCGTCGGGGTCTCGCGCTCGCCCTTTACCGGGCACTCCCAAGTCTACCGCTGGCCCGGCCAATGGTGGGAGGCCACCGTAACCCTACCGCCCATGCACTGGAATGACGCTAAGAAGTGGGCCGCCTTTCTCGTCTCCCTAAACGGCCCCGAAGTGGCCTTTGTCCTGCGGCTTTGGCACTCGCTGCGAAACACCGGCATCACCGGTGCGGCCGTGCACGGCTGGCAGGGCGGTGCAGGCGCGACCAGCGGTAGCGAGTGGCTGCCAGTCGCTAAGTGGGATAACTCGGCCGTAGGAGCCCCGCACATCGGCGACTACCTGTATTTCGGCGACCCCGAAGGCGACGCCCTACACCAAGTCACTGGCGGGGTAGTGACCGATGGGGCGGGAAATGTCACCGGCATGAATGTGTGGCCACGGCTGCGCGGAAACAAAGTCGGCCACTCGCTCGCCTTCCTAGCCCAAGGAGCCTTTCGGCTCAAAACCGCGCCCACCTTCTCGCTCGATGCGGCCCGCATCACCGAAGGGCTCACCCTCGAAGTAATCGAAGCCCCTGCAATGTAATGGGAAATAACTACAATGCGTGATTTACCCGCCAACTTCGCCGCCACGCTCGGCCAGCGCGTCCTCTCACCCGCCTTCTTCGTGCACCTGGCATGGCCCACTGGCGAGGTGTATGTGTGGGGCGGATACGGCACAGTTACATGGGGTGGTAAGCAGTGGCAAGGGGTCGGCGAGCTGGGCAGTATCTCACAAATCGGCGAGTCTAGCGACACCCACGCAAATGGCGTGCAACTGACCCTCTCGGGCATCCCCAGCGAGGCAATCGCCCGCGCCTTCGACAACAAGCTCCAAGGCCGCCCCGCGCAAATCTACCTCGGCCTCTTCGACGAGCAAATGCAGCTCATAAGCCCCCCCCTATGCCTCTTCGATGGCGTGATAGACAGTAGCGGCTTCGAGGATACCGGCCAGACCTCCACCATCACCGTTAACCTCGAAAAAGAGTTAATCGACCGCCGCGACGACTACCGCCGCTTCACCCACGAAGACCAGCAACTCGACGCGCCCGGGGATAAATTCTTCGAGCAAGTCGCCTGGCTCTCCCAAAACCAAATCACCTTCGGCCCCCGCAAAGCAGGCTTCGCCGTGCCCCCAAACCGCTTCGCCAATGGAAACTGATACTGCCCCCGCCAAGCCCACGCGCGCCCAAGACTGGCCCGAACGACTGCGCCTGTTTCTCGAAACGCACGAAAAGACCCCCTTCGACTGGGCCACGCATAACTGCTGCCTCTTCGCCGCCGACTGGGTGCACACCCTCACCGGCATCGACCCCGCCAAGAAGTATCGCGGCCAAGTCAAAACCGAGGAAGAGGCAGGAGCCTTTCTCGCAAAAAAAGGCGGCATCCTAGGGCTAATTAAACGCACGGCTACGGCCCACGGCTGGGCCGAAGTCCCCCGCCACTACGCCCAGCGCGGCGACCTCATCCTCTTCGATGGCCCACGCGGGCCCGCCCTCGGCATCTGCACCGGCCCCACCTTCGCCGCCGCTGGGCCCGAAGGGCTCACCCACACCGACATGACGCACGCGCTGCGTGCGTGGCGAATCAACTAGCTCGCCCCATACAATGCCCCAAGCACTACCAGCCGCCGCCGCATGGATCATGGGCTCGACCGCCGGAGCCATTGCCGCGCGCATCGCCATCACCGTCGCCGTAGGCCTGCTCCAAGCCAACGCCCAAAAACGCAAAATGAAGCGAGCCCTCGCCAACATGGGGCTCGACAGCGGCAGAAGCCAAATGATCCGCGACCCACTCGCCCCCCGCCGCCTCATCTACGGCGAGTGCCTCGTGGGCGGCGTAGTCACCTTTTACTACCAAAAACCCGGGGAAGACGGCTACCACTACATGGTCGTCACCCTCGCCTCCCACCCCATCGAAGCCATTACCCAAATCCGCTTCAACAACCTACCCTTCCAAAATGCCGACGGCTCCGACGTCGTCACCTCCGTCGTACGCATCCGCAAATTTTTAGGCAAACCCGAAGGCGAACGCGACCTCGCATGGGAACAAGAAATCCCCAACTACTGGGGCCCCCAGCACCTCGGCAAAGGCGTCGCCCGCCTCCACCTCCGGCTAAAGTGGAGCGAAAACCACTGGCCCAACGGCCTGCCCGAAGTCTCCGCAGTCGTGCGCGGCGCAAAAGTCTACGACCCACGCGACACTACCCAGTCGCCCACCAACCCCGCCTCGTGGAAATACACTAACAACTGCGCACTAGTCGCCGCCCACCTCCTGCACACCCGCAAACAAGTCCCCTACAGCCGCATCGATAAAGCCCCCCTCATCGCCGCTGCCAACGTATGCAGCGAACAAGTCGCGCTCAAAACCGGCGGCCAAGAACCCCGCTACACCGCCAACGGCCTGTACACCTACGACCAAAACCCCCTCGACGCACTCGCCGAACTGCAAGACACGATGGCAGGCCAAATCGTCGACGCCGGGGGCCGCTGGACTATCCACGCAGGCGCATGGCGTGCGCCCATCATGGAGCTGACCGACGCCGACATCGTAAGCGACTTTCACTGCACCCCCCGCGCCTCCCGACAAGACACCTATAACGGCGTACGCGGCACCTTCTTTAACCCCAAAAACGAATGGGCCGCCGCCGACTTCCCCGCCGTAAAAAACGACACCTACCGCGACTGGGACGGCGGGCAAAGACTCTGGAAAGACACCGCCTACCCCTACATCACCTCCGCCGCACAAGCCCAACGCATCGCCAAAATCGACCTCGAACGCGCCCGCCAACAAGTCACAATCCAAGCCGACTTTAACGCACGCGCCCTGCGCGCCCAACCCGGCGACATCATCCAACTCACCCGCCCCCGCCTCGGCTGGAACAAGAAACCCTTCGAGATCCGCAACTGGGAACTCAAAGTCGCGCCCAGCCAGACCGAAGGCGGCGGCTCCGGCATGGCCCTCGCCGTTGGCATCACCGCTGTCGAAACCGCCCCCCAAGTCTACGACTGGAACGACGGCGACGAAACCACCATCGACCCCGCCCCAAACACCGGCCTCATCCCCCAAAACTACGTCGCCCCCCCCGCCAACTTTAAACTCGCCCAACCCACCGACTCCGAAACCACCGCCCTGCCCAGAGTCAAAGCCACCTGGAACAAGTCCAACGACCCCCTCGTCGTAAACGGCGGCAAAACCGAACTCCAATTCCGCCAAGACACCGAAAACACATGGACACACTGGAGCCGCATAGGCGGCTCCCTCACCCACGATTACATAAACGACCTTACGCCCTACAAAAAAGTCCACATCCGCGCCGCCCATGAAAACATAAACGGCGTAAAAAGCGACTGGGCCACTGCATCTATTACCCCCGAATCAGTAGACCCCTACCTCGACCTCAGCCACTACGCCATAGGCCGGCGCAGCCAAGGCGGCTTCTACTCCGAGCACCTGATCATCAAGAGTAAGACCAAAGGCGGCGCGCCCTACGCCGGGCGGTACTGGGTGCGCCTACACGTGGCGACTAACCCCGATGACTACCACATCCACTACTTTTCCCCGCATAACCAGACCCAACACCACTTCGCGCTAAATAATAATTGGGGCACTGTGCTGCACATCGAAGTCTCGCTCTTTAAAAAAGACACCCCCAACGAGCAAGGCCACACCGCAATCGAGACCAAGCTAGTGCCCGTCATCAAAGACGGCCAAGACGGCCTCCCCGGTGCGCCCGGTGCGCCCGGTGAGCCCGGTGGCGGTGGCGGTGGCTCCGGGCAGCAATACTCATTAATGACATTTCGCAGCCTGTGGATCATCGCCACCGGGCAAAACACTATCGCCACCATCCCAGGCGGCGGCAGTAAGCCCGCCGGGCAAAACGCGCCCCTAACAGCCCCCTCTAGCGTCTTTCACGCAGGCTTTACCTATAACTTTTACAAATGGGCCGCCAGCGAACCCGCAGGCTCCTGGATCGCCAACCCTAACAGCCGCAACACCACTATCGCCATGCACGGTAACGCCACCGTCTACGCCAACTACCACTCCTACCAACAACCGCCCCCCGGAATGGGCGGCGGCTGGTGATGCCCCTGCTCAAGATACGCGGCGGGGAGCGCGTAACCCACCGCGCCCCCGCGCCGATCATCTCCCTAAAGCCCCCTAACTGCCCCGCAACATGGCCCTATGCATCTTTAACCCCACTACCCTCGAAAACCGCCTCGCCACCGAAGAGGAGCTAGCCGCCCTCTACGCCCGCTCCCCAGCCGAAAGCCCCGCTCCCGAAGCCGACCGCTCCCTAAGCCCACGCCCGCAAAAGGAAAATGACCCTCCCCCAACAAGCGACTCGCAAAACAGCCGCCCGAACACCGTGCTCAGCGAAGACCAAGTCCTAATCGACTGGGAAACCCACCTCTACGACTTCGCCACGCGCCAAGTCCTGCCCATCCACATCCCGCTCTCACAACAATTCAACGACCTGCGCGAAACCCTAGGCGGCGAAATCGTGCGGCTAGAGTCGCGCATCAATTCGCTCGAAGGCCGCCTCGTCATGCTCGAAGCCCCACTCACCGCGCTCAGCACCGCTACCTCGCCAAGCCCCGAAGCGGATTGCAAGCCCCCGAAACAGGCGAGCGGCACCGCCCCCTCCTAAAAGGGGGGGCAGGAATAAAGTTTCTCCCCTCCCCACTCTGACCGATTACTTATAGGCTCATAGATAACATAAGCTGTTTCAGCTCTATTTGCCCCTCGGGTCGCAGTCCCATCCACTCCTCCAACTCCTCAGGCGAACGCAAATTGTGGTAACGCGAGAAAATCACCTCCTCGCTCGTGCCACATTCCCGCGCCACCGCAGCATCATTTTTGCGCAACTGCACCAAATGCGAAATACACGTGTGCCGACAAATATCAGGCCCCCAGTTTAAGCCCCCCGCCGCCGCGCAAATCTCGCGTCTCGCGCGCACCGTTAACGGCTCGCATTGCTGCGGCCATCCCGCCACCGCCAACCACCCCAGCGCGACCGGCAGCAACTCCACATTTCGATCGGCGCGCCCGCGCATCTTGCCGCCCTCAATCCGCGCGCCACCGCCCCTCAACGCCCCGCGCTCATCCCTCTGGTAATAAATCTGCACGCCGCCCACCTCGCTAGGCCGCGCCGCGCCGATGAAATTCATCGCGACCAACGCGCCCAAAAACCGCCCCCCCTCATATCCCCTTGCCGCCTCCAGCAGCCGCGCCAACTCGCCGCCGCTCCACACCGCCGCCCGCGCCCTATCCTTGCCCGCATCGGGCCGTCGCACGCCACTGACCGGATTAAATGCCAACCACCCCCTCTCGACCGCCCAATTACAAAACGCGCTCGCCGCGAGCAAATCATTCACCCGCGTTTGCCGCGAGACCGCGCCCTGCCCGCGACTGCCCTCTCTGCCCTGCCTATCGCGCAACGCGAGCACCGCCGCGCGATCGACATCGCCCAGACCATGCAACCGCGCGACCCTCGCCCACAGCCCCAACCTCGCGCGCAAATTAGCGACCGTGCGCGGCCTCGCCTCGGCCACTCGCTGCATATACTCCAAGAATTCAGCGCACGCCTCGCTAAACCGGATTGAGCCCAGTGCGTCATAAGGTTGCGCGCAACCTTGTGCCTGATGATTCCCCCCTGTTTCCCCCTGCGCCACCCTCCCCCTAGCCAACTCCGCCAAAGTGACCCCGTAAAGCCCTGCCCCATCGAGCAAACGCCGCGCGGCGTTTGCATCGCGTCGCGACTCGATTTCCCGAGCCACCGCCCGTGCGCCCTCATTTACCAATCGCGCCTGCAACTCAGCGCGATACGCCTCAGCCTGTGTTCGTTGGTCGATACGAAACCACTTAACGCGCCTCTTGATGCGCCCCGACGGCAGTCGGCAAGTCGGGTCAGGCCACAT